ACATCCGGGCTCGACTGGTGGGAGAAGTTCGACACGGTTCAACGCTGCTTGGAGTAGACGATCTCGATGCTCGTTGATCCGCCGGTGCTGCTGCCCGTTCTCGTGGTCGTAGAAGCAACCACGATGCCGAGCGCGAACGGGATGGGCATCGGCACGCTGATGAGTCGACCGATGCCGTTGTCAATGAAGAACGTGTACGCGGCCACCGTGGTCCCGACGGACACATCGCCAGCGGATGCAGCGTCGAAAAGCTGGATGCACTGGTCGGCCGTAGCTGCGTGCGCGTCGATCCACAGGATCGAACTCATGCCGGCGTATACGAGCATCGGGGTCGCCCCTAAGGCGATATCCCTGTACGCCGCAGCAACGGGCAGCGGGAAGCCTCCGCCGCAGGCCATTACGTCCTCCTCGAGCGGAGCCCCGTCGCGGGCAACGCGATGAACGGGAGCACGATCCGCAGCTTCCCGGCCGTGAGGGTCGAAAGGTTCCCGCCGGTGGCGGCGAGCCTCACGATGGGCGCGTAAGCAGCTTCGTACCGGTCGACTGTCCCGAACTTCGCTCCAGCGACCGCGGCCTTGTACCCGGTACCCGAGAAGACGGAGACGGCCGCCATGAGTTCATCCGTGTCGGCCGCATCGCCGATCTCAGCGGTGATTGCGGAGATGCTGCCGCCGGTGAACGGCGTTTCCACGTAGACGATCGGGACGTGCATCGCGATCATAGACGTCGCGGGGTAGTCGACGCCGCCCTTCGTCGAGTCGAGCGCAAGGTTCCCCGCTGTCGCTGCGACGGCTGAGAAGTCGCTGTAGCGCACCTCGTACACCGAGAACGAGACGGGCATGAACCCGATCGCGTCGACGTTGTAGGCGTCCAGTAGGTACCTGTTCTGTCCGTTGTCGCTGCCGATTCGAAACTGGCTCATCTCGTCATCTCCCGAAGAGGCCGAACGCGTCGGCCGGAAAGTGTGGGCCCGAAGTGCGCCGGGCCGTTGCGCGTTTGCTTGCGATGAACTCCTGGAGCTGCTGGTCGCACCACGCGTACCGCTCCACCTCTTCGCGCTTCTGCGCTACGTCGCGCGCCACACGACACACGATGTACTCCTCCCATCCCGCAACGCCGTCGATGGGCGCATCGTCGTCGGGGATGACCTGCGGGGCCTGGATGTAGCTTAGCTGGTACGTGCCAGTCCTCGGCTTCGGTGCGAACTCGATGGATGCCTGCGTGCCGTCGAGGCCCTGGCCGACGATGGCCCACGTTTCGCGCCCGACGGTGCGGCGCCTGTTGTACCGCCCGTGTTCCTCCACTGGCTCCCGCTCCGTTCCGTCGATAAAGTCCACGTGGACCATGCGAAGGAAATCGGAGGCGGGAGGCGTGGCGCTCGAGAGCAGATAGGACGTCGTCGATGACGTCGTCGTCAGCGTCGTCGAGCGCATCATCCTCGACGCGTCCGCGTCGGCCATGATCTCCCACAGCGCCGCCAGGGCTGCATCGATCCGCCGGTTCAGCTCCACGTCGGAGACTGACGGGTCGGCCTCGATGTCCGCGAGACTTCGGATTTCGTCGCGGATGCTCTGGCGGGTGCGGGTGCGCATGGCTTAGTTCGGGATGATCGCGGTGAGGTCGACGACGCAGTTCTCGTGCGGCCGCCGGCAAACGATCTGCACGTATCCACCCATGCGGACCTCGATGCCGTCCGCGGTGGGCAAGATGGAGAAGGCCCCGTCCTGTCCGGTGCCGGTACCGTGGTCGAGGATTCCGACGGCCTCGCCCATCGAGCACAGCTCCCACGATTCCGCGTTCAACATGTACGCGGTCTTTCGCGGGCAGCACCGGTCCGTGATGCAGGCGAGCGATCCGTTCGACAAGTGCACGGTCTGGATCGTGAAGTTCACCTGCGCTGCGACCTGGTCCATCATCCACTGAGGCGACCCCCGTTTCGCCTTTCCGAACTGGTCGACGTCGGGCACCTTCTCCACCTGCGGCGCTCGTGCAAGATACTTCTCGAACGTCACGCGGCCCGACATGGCGTTTAAGAAGGCCGCCATGTCACGCGGGTGCATGACGAGAATGTCGCAACGCGCCTCGGAAAACGACTCCATTTCGGCCGACGCGTTGATCAACGCGCGCTCGACGGTGACGCCGTCGTCCGCTTGCGATGCGACGTAACGGAACCCCGAGCAGATCGCAGGTGAGACGCTCCGGTCAGCACCGAAGAAGTTGTCACCGGACGTCGGTGCGGTCGACGGGATCCACGCTTGGACCCCCTTCATCACGGACCCCTTGTCACCCTTCTGGAACAGGTAGTCGTTGTTCGCGAAGTTGCCGGACGCCGTCCAGTTCGCTCCGGCCGTCAACGTGCCCGCTGCGGTGTTGACAGCGGTGATCTCGACCTCTTGACCGTCGTCAGTGGTGCCGGTGTTCGTGTCGCTCGAAACGATCTTCATGCCCACGTGAAACCGGAACGCGTCGTAGCGGTTCGCCAACGTGAGCGTGGTCGTCGAGGTCGATGCCACACGACCAATCGAACCAGAGCCGTCCCCGAAGGCCGCGTTGCTGAGCCGCCGAAGCACGCCGTTCTTCGCGATGGCCATCTTGTTCTCGATGAGGTTCGAGAACCCGAACGCGCCCTTGCGAGTCTTCGCGGCACGGAGCGCAGCACCGTCGAACTGGGCAACGTTGTACTCGCTTACCGTGGTGACATCCATCTTGATTCGCTTCGTGTCGCCGGCGTTCGCCTGCGCAACGGAGAAGCTCGCGGAGCCACCTGGCATGCCAGAGTGCTCGATCACGACAACCTGAGACTGGCCCTCCCAGGTGTAGTCCTTCGTGATGAGCCCGAGAAACGGGCTCGCTCTCAACAGCCCGTCGTTGAAGTATTTCTCGTCGTACTGGAGCTTCAGCTGTGACTGAAGCGTGGTTTTTGTGATCTGTCCCATGTCGTCGACCTTTCTCGGTCGCGACCGCCGGCATCATTCTCCGAGGATGGATCGTGCGATGCTGTTCACGCGGTCGCGCTGGGTTGGAAGTCTGAACTTCTCGGGGGTGTGAGCCTTCTCGGCCCCATCTCCCGCGGTGAGTGTTCTCTTCCGTCCGCTCTTCGGCGACGACGCTGGCTTCTCGTCCGGGGCCTCTGCCCCTCGTGACACTCCGAATTCTCGGAGCATCGACTCTGCAGTAAAGGCTACATCAAGAGTCGAGGGGTCTGCAACCCCGTGATTCTGGAGCCGCAAGACCGCCATCCTCGTAATCTCGTCCCGCGCGGTCCTCTGGAGCCTCGACAGCGTCGGGAACTCCTTCTTTTTCGCCTCTACCTCGGCGTGGTAGGCCTCGATGATTTGCCTCGAGCGCTCCTCCTCCTGGGCCCTCGCCCTCTCCTCCCGCAGCTCGCGGATGGCCTGCTCCTGTCGCTCGAGCCGCTCGTGCAGCTCGCGCGTCGTCTCCCCGACCTTGTGCTTTTCGCCGTAGGCCGGATCGAGGGCGGCCTTCCGCAGCATCTCGAAGCTGTCGGCGGGGTCAAGGCCGAGGTCGCGAAAGAAGGCCACAGGGTCCGCGGTGAAGGCATCCTTGCTCGCCCGTGGGGCCGTGTCCCTCGACTTCAGCTCGGCGATCTGCCGCCGCAGTTCGTCGACGTCGCTCGTGGCGGTAGCTGGCTTCTCGGCGGCCCTACGCTCCGCCCTCTCGCGCGCGAGCTTCTCGATCCACGCGAGGGAGCCGCGCTCCGGCTCCGGCTCCGGCTCCTCCTTCGCACCCTCCGCCTCGTCGTGCTCCTCGGCAGCACCCTCCGCCATGTCCGGCTCGCCGGGGTCGTGCTCCTCGTCCTCTGGCCCTGGCCCGGGCCCATCTAGAGGCGGCTCGTCATCGTCCGAGAGGCCTTGCGCCATCGCTGCGATGCGGGCGCCTGGCGAAGGCATCGAGAAAGGGGCTTCTTCTTCTGTCGTTGTGGTGGTGGTGTCGCTCATGTTGCCTCAGGCGGCATCGGCATTGGTGCCGCGGGTTGCGGTGGCATCGGTGGTTGCTGCGCGGCCAACACGGCCTGCAGTTGCGCGATGAAGTCGCGGACGAGCGACAAGCCAAGCTCATCGCCCCCGTTCTTCCGCGCCCACAGGTAGATCTTCCTCGCGAGCTCGATGGCCGGCTGCGCGGGGAGCAGCGCGTCGGGCTGCGGCGGCGTGTGGTCCCGCAACGCCGCCGACAACTCCTCGCGCACGTACCTCTGCCAGCCCAGCTCCTGCCTGTTGAACTTCTCGAGGTCGGGCATCGCGAGCAGATCGAGCGCCTGTTCGCGGTCGGTGATGAGGCCCGCGCCCATGAGCTTCTCCACCTCGTCGAATCGTCCGGCGGGGCTGTGGCTGAGCGCCGAGACCGGGTAGACGCGGATGCGGCACACCTGCTGGTCGAGTCGGACATCGCCGAACGCGATCCGCCGCATCGACTCCTGGCCGACCATCGCCTCGAGGTGGTCCGTCTCGCCCGCATCGTAGAGGTCTTCGCTCGCAGCGACGACGAGGCGGTAAAGGTCACGGTGAGCGTTCTCCCAGGCCTCCGACGCCGGATGAAGACGGCCCCCTTGCAGGTCTTCGTGTACGAGGAGCGCCTTGCCGGAGCTGTTCGCTAAAGCCTCGGGCGTCTGCCCGCTCGCCATGATCTGAGAGAGACCGTTCATCGCCATCGCAGAGTCCACGATGGCCGACTCTCGCTCGAGCCACGACGGATGAACTGGCGCGGGAGACATGAACTGCACATCGCCCGGGGCCGCGTGGCTGAATCTGACGATCTGCGCCGGGTTGTTCGTGATGGTCTCGAAGTCGACATCGCACTGACCGAAGACCCCGATAAGGTTGACGCCGCGGGCGAAGCTCGAGCTCACGCGCTCCGCTACCCAGTCGAGCTCGTTCTGAGCGCCGGCGAGGCGCTCTCCGTAGCCGAGCCCGTACCACCTATCACCCACGCGCTTCGTCGACGTGATGCGCACGATGGGGAAGTCGTCTCTCGTCCACTCCTCGCGAAGGAGCATCGCGCTGTCGATGGCGATGCAGTGGAGACCGTCCTTCGCCCCCTTCGCCGAAGGAAGGTGCCACGCCTCCCACACCTCGACGAGGTCGGTGCTGTGGCCGTCCTCGTCCGGCCTTCCCTCGGCGTACTCGATGGCCTCTGACGCGTCGGGGAACATCTCGCACAGCACGCCGCGGTCGATGGTCTTCGTTCTGTAAACGCTTCGCACCGCGCCTGCCTCCCGCTCCGCCTTCGCGACGAACAGCTCGTCGGGCTTGATCCGCTCGATGACCACGCGGCCGTCGGTTGGCATGCACGACACGTATCCGGTGCCGATCACGAGGTGGTCCAGGTAGGCCGTCTTCAGCTCCTCGCGCGCGCCCGTGTCCTCGACCACGCCGTCGATGTAAAGCGATAGGTCCTCGGCTCGAAAAATCAGGTCGATGTCGCCTGCTGTGGTCACGACCATCGGCCGGAGCGTGGCCTTCGTGATCCACGCGCTCACCATGTCCACCGCGTTGAAGATGAGGTTATTTCGCTTGCGCCTCGCCACGTCGAGGCCGCGCTCGTCATTTCCCTTGAGTGGCGTGTCCGATGCCTCGTAGGCCTCCATGAGGGAACGCATCAACGCGACTTCACCCTCGCAGTTCGAGCGGAGCGAGTCGGCGGTGCCCACGAGAGCGCGGGCCATGGCCTCGTCCTCTGTCTCGCGCCACCATCGATTAGGGAGCCATTTGCGCTTGGTCGAGGTCATTGCGTGCGCCTCCATGGGTCGAAGTAGAGCTTGAGTCCTAGGTCTCGACAGACGCTGCGCACGTGCTGCGCTCCCCGGGTGTCATGTGTCGAGACGACGCTTCCGTCAGCGCTGTACAGAGCGGCCCGGAGGAGCGTTCGGCACACGCTCATCCCGCGGTAGTCTCGCTTCACATAGACGAAGTGCAGCACCTCGGGCGGCTCGCTCACAGCCCACCCGAGCACCTCGTCGCGGACCTTCTGAAGGCACGCCACCATCGGCGTTGTGCGCTCAAGGAGTCGGTCGATCCACGCGGCGTGACCCTTCCTCCACACGCTCGGGAGGCACATGTCGGGTCGGTCGAACTCACAGCACCGAAGCCAGCTCGAGACGACCAGGCTGCGCTCCTGCGGCTCCATCTGGCGGATGATGAGCTCGTGTGTGAGGTCTGGCTTTACGATCACGCGACCCTCATCCGCGACTTGCGAAGCTTCAGCATGCGTTCCTCCTCCGCCTTGATCCACGCCTCGGTCCCCACGGCCGCGGCCTTCGGCTCCGGCCTCACCACGTAGTGTCGGAGGCGACGGAACGCGTACAGGGCTGCGTCGGAGCAATGGTCCATCTTGAGGCCTGTCGCGGGGTCCCTCTGCGTCTTCGAGTGGTCGAGCTTCGCGTCGTCCCATACGAGCGTAGACCACTCACGACGAAGCGCGTCACACTCGGTCCCGTTCAGCACTCCGACATGGCCACTCCTCACGTCGTCCGAGAGCATGCGCACCGCAGACGAGCGCTCCCTCTTGTCAGCCGGGACGACCGCGATGGCGAAGCGCCTGCGCAGCTCCGCGGCATGCTGGGCCCCGAGGCCTCCCGTGTCGAGCACGACCTCAGCCCCGCGATACGTCTCGACGAGCTCGCGGACCCGTGTGGCCACATCCTCGCAGAGGAGGCCCGAGGCCTTCTCGGCGTGCAGAGCGTAGAGACGTGGCTCGTGGGCGTGAGCCCCGACGACAACGAAGCCGGTCTCCTGCGTCTGCCCAGGGTCGACACCGACGACGAAGCGCCAGCCACGATCGCCGACAGGCCTCGGTAGCTCGAGGACGCCGTTGCGCTCGAGGAGGTACGGGTACACGAGCCGCTCCGCCGCGCTCGACCACAGGCCGAGGTACTCCCGCACGTAGGTTGGGGTGTCCTCGGTCCACCTGTTCTCGGCTCGCAGAGCCTCGGCGAATCCCGCAGCGTCGGGCATGTGTGGATTCTGGAACATGGTCCACGCCCACGATCCGACGAGCGGGTCGTCGCCACCGTTCGCCGATGCGGCTCGGTCTCCGGTCGTCGATTCGTACCACTCCCCGACGCACACGTCTCCTGGTGTGCCCATCTGGTAGAGCTGGTCGTTCAGGTCCGCCATGCCTGGACGAAGCGTCTCCTTCAACTTTTGCATCACGCCCTCGGGGATGGCACCACACTCGTCGATCACCGCGGTGCCGTACTTCCCGCCGCGTACTCGCTCGACGCTCGGCAGTTTGTCCGCTCCGAAAAGTCGGATTGCCGAACCGCCCGGGAACGGCCGACACACGAGATCGGATTCATTAAATGTGCTCTGAGAAATTCCGATCCCGCATCGTCTGACCATCTCCTTGAGGATGGGCCAGAAGAAGGCCTTGGCGTTCGGTCTGGTGTAGGCGACGTAAGGGTGAACGACGTCGAGGGCGTGGTGACGGATGCAGCCTCGGAGTAGGACCGCGGCGGCGAAGTACGACTTACCGGAGCGTCGACCGGTGAGGATGTTGTGGGTCCGTCGCTTGTCGAGGTAGATGGCGAGCTGCCGATCGAAGAGAATCCTCTCGGGGTCGCACGCCTTTCGGAGCGCGTCAGTGAGGCCTCGACGTGAGGCCTCTGCGAGGAGTCGTCGCGCTTCATGGAGTCCCACTAGTGAGTCATGCGCTCCGCGGCTTCGAGCATGGCCGAACGGATCTGGTCATCCGTCAGCGATGGGAGGTCGTCTGTCATGCCGCGCGCGTCGAAGCCGTAGAGCTTGCAGAGACGATCGATGGCGCCGACTTTGTCGTGCAGCTCGATGACGATGTGCGGGCCGTTCTGCGTGGCCCTCGAGGAGATTCGCTTGATGCACGACCTCGCGGCCTTCGAGAGTTTCTCTAGGTCGCGGATCCGGTAACAGTCCCCGCCGCCGGGTTCATCGTTCGGGACTCGCTCGATGACGTCGCCGATGTCCGAGAACGCGAGGGCTCGAAGCTCTGCCTCGATGGCTGCGCGCTTGGGTTCGTCTTCCGCGGCTCGCTGCTCGTAGAGCCATGCGATGTAGGAGGAAACGTCTTGGCGGTCGCGGATCTTCGCGGGTACACCTGAGCCTCTTGGGCCTTCATGTCCGTATGATTCTTCGTAGGCCTTCGCGGCTGAGCCGTAGATCACGAAGAGCTCGGCGAAGCGACGCTCGCGTGAGGTGAGGCCTTGGGCAGCTTCGGATCGTGTCATCGTGGTGCGCCGGGCCTATCAAGCCGGATCTTGGCGTGGCATGCTATTAGCTAGGGCTGCAGCGAGCCACAGCTCTGCTTCTTCGAGCTTCGTGAGGACAAGGTCCCTCTCGCGCCCTTCAGCGATGTGCTCGCCGATTTCCGCCTTCAGTTTCTGAATTCGATTGTGGAACTCACAGATCTTGTCTTCCAAATCGGGTTGTCCTGTCGTCATGTGTGCGTCGGGCGCTCTCGTGGCCCCGTGCGGTGGGTAGCACCACGGTCCGCGGGTCCTGTCAAGCGAGATCGGAGCGCTTCTTCTTTGTGTCGTTTTTGTAATGTCGACGTACAACCGCGCGCGTTTTTGTGGAAAACTTCACACTTTGGCGGAGTTTCGTTGTGTAGCTCACGCGTTTTCGTGCTTGACAGGTCTGAGACGGCCGATATCATCGCGGAGCGTCCGGCAATTCAGCTAGTTGCCACAAGCTACAGGGGCCTCAGGTCACGTCGCCAGAGCTTCACCTGAGACAGGCGCTGTCGTCAAAACAAGCGCTTGCGGGGTGGTTCTTTCCATATCCCCTCTGGCACGGCGAAAGGCTTGCAGGAGCGTCCGGCCCGCGTGGATCGTCCTACCGACTACGCGCAGGCGATCGCTTCAGCTGGTTATGGGGGTGACGCGGTTGCGGGGGCCCTCGTTTTGTGCTGCGCTCTGGCGATGACAACCGAGCAAAAGACGACGACGACGGGAAACGTTTGGCTCCTCGACAGGGGCCCTGTAGATCCGCAGGTGGCTGGTAGGCCCGCGTGGGAGGGAGACGAGATCTACGTGCTCGGCAAGGGCGCGAGCGCAGAGACGATGCGGCTGCGCAGGATCTGGACGAGCCCCGCGACGAGTTCGCCGGCGAAGCCTGGGCGTGTGGTCCTCGAGCTGTGGAGCGCCTACCCCGGCCCGACAGGCCTGGCGCGAGGTGAGGTCTACGTCGATGCGGTGCGAGCCGACGCGGCGCAGATCGAGGATGTGACGGGCCTCGACGTGTCGCCGATCTTCGGCGTCGCCCCGCAGGCCCCGTAGGCTCTTCGACCTGGACGAGCGTCCGTCGCTGGCGTACAGATGCCTGCGATGCCCAGACCTAGACCCTCACGCTCTACCACCACCCCCCGGACTGTCGGGGCGCAGCAGCTGATCGACTGGCTCGATCGCACAGGGACCTCGCAGGCCTCCTTCGCTCGCGCGATCGGCCTGTCGACCGGCCACCTGGGCACGCTCCTCTCCGGTCGGCCGGAGCGCGCCAGGCCTCTGCGGCCTAGCCTGGCTGTCGCGCACGAGATCGAGCAGCGCACGGGGATCCCGATGGAGGCCTGGCTTTCGCGTGTGCCTCCGGTGCTCGTGCGCGTCGGGATGCGCGAGGTATTGGAGGGGTGAGCGCGCCGGCGAAGCCCTGCCCAGCCTGCGGGGCCCCAGCGGTACCGCCGTACGCCTGGGGAGTGCTATCCGGCGGCGACTTCACCCCGCATGCACACGCGTGCCCCTGTGGGAGGTGCCGCTGGGTCTGGTGGGAGGGTCAGGCGCCTGTCCGGTGTGGGTGCGGGGCGAAGCTCGGGATTGAGGTTTCGCGCGGTATTGCACGCGCCGTCGTGCACGAAACCGCGCGCAAAAAAAAGTGAATCGATGGCTTGCATGTCGCTCGCCACTGGCTAATATCCTCCTTGTCGCCGGGTGAGACCGAGCGACGGAAAGCAAGACCGAACCATGACCAGCACCGCCAAGACCCTCCGCAAGCTCGCCGACCAGTCCGCCGCCGCATGGCAGGGGGCGATCGACTCAGCCCACGTCGACTACGAGCGCACTGGGAATCCGCTCCGCGAGGAGGCGGCGGACACCGCCGCGTCGGAGTCCGAGGACGCGTGGGAGGCGGCATGCCTCGCCCTCGATGCCGGCGACCATGCGGCGTGCCTCGAGCACCTCGAGACCGCTCGCTCGCTCGCCAGCGAGTACGGGTGCACCGACCCCGAGCGCAAGGCGATCGAGCTCGTGACCGCCGCCCGTACCGCGGCTGAGCCCCCTCACCCG